CGTAGCCGCCGAGGAGGCCCGGAGGACGAGCAACTCATCCTTGATGATTGTGCTTTGTTCGTGACTCATGGTTTTCTCCTTACAGAATAGTGGCCGCCTTGAGGACGCCCGCGAGCCTGGCTGCGCACCGGGGATGGAACATGGCCATGCCGATCAGCCATTCCAGGCGGTACCGATAGACCGGCATCGTGTCGATTTCCCCGAGATCGACGCCTTCGGGCTCGCCGTTCTGGAGCCCGGCAACGTACTGATCGACGCCGAACTTGAAGGCATAGGCCGACCCACAGGCGGAGCCGGACGTACCGCGTATCTCGTCGAATTCCAGGATGACGCTGCCCAGGTGGTCCTTGTCGACGATGCCGATGGGGATCCCGTCGAAGAGCCTGACACGTTCGCCCCACTGGTTCTTGTCGATGGTGATGATGGTGCTCCCCGAGTAGAGGTTGTCGACCTGGCGGTCGAACGCCTTACCCCACACGAGAAGATCCGGCTTTTCGTCGAGCGCGTCGATGAGCAGGAGGAGTAGGTTTTTGGTGAGCACTGCGCCGTTGTCCCCTGCATAGATGACCTGGTTGCCAGTGAGCCGCTTATTGACGCCGTCGAAGCCCGTCACGTCCGTCGCTTCGTCGCCGTCGAAGAACTCCTTCGTGAAGCGAAGCGCGGTCGCTTTGGACTGCATCTGAATGTCGGTCGCCCGCCGGGACGCGCCGTACATCTTGACGAGGGCCTTGTCGGTATCCATGTCACCGCCCATGATCTTGATCTTCTCGGTCAAGGGCAGGAGGACGCCGACGCTTTCGGCGTATGCCTTATTGATGCCGCGGAATCCGATTCCGGGCAGGACGCTTTCCTGGTTGTAGGCCAGGGCGTTCCCCTGGATGCTCTTGAAAGGAAGGGCGTCCAGGATGACGGAGGACTTGGCGAACGTCTCGATGACGCCGCTCAGGATGGGGTCCTGCGTCTGCTTACTGTACTCAATGAGTGTTTGAGCCATAGTGTTGTGTCTCCTTTTGGAGGCTCAGGGTTATTTTTTCTTACCTTCGAGCCCCCTTGTGATCCGGTCATAGACGCTTTCGCCTGCGGCCGGCTGTAAAGTACCCTTGAGGTGCGGCTTGGGTGTTCCCGGGGGAGGCGTGCCGCCCGATCCGGCTTCTTTGAAGAGGTCCGGCTTGCTCTTCTTGAGCAATTCGACCGCTTCCTTCGCGCCCTCCACGGTCTCCAAGTCAGCCGAGACCTTGATCCCCGCCCTATCGACGGCCAGGACAACCACGTCCGGGTAGATCGCGTTCAGGGCGATTGCCTCATTCTTGATGGTCAGGTCCGCCAGCCTCTTTATGAAGCCGGCCAGCGCTTTCGCACTCTCGGCTTTCGCACTCTCGGCCAGTTCCTTGAACTTGCCCTGTTCCTTCAGGGCCGCCTCTTTCGCCTCAGTCTCAGCCTTATCTTTGGCTTCGAGCTTCAGGCGGTAGGCTTTCGCCTCGGCGTTCGAATCCCGCTTCGTCTTGAGCAGGGCGGCGATGGCGTCGGGGTCCTTCATTAGGGCCACGATCGTCGGATCGAGTTCGGATTTCTCCGCCTCTTTCCCTTCGCCTTCGACCTTCTTGGTCTCTTCTTTTTTTTCTTCCGTAGCCATTCTTGGCCTCCTGTAATTTATTTGCTTACCGCTTCGTGCGGATAGGCTTCTTCATGTTCTTATCTCTTGACCACAACGGGAATATATGTTATATATAAAATAGGAGATAAAATGAGTCACCAACATGGAACGATTAAGAGAAATTGCATTGTGTGCAGTAAGGAATTTCTTGCCCGCGCTTTTGATATTAAGATAGGCAAAGGAAAATATTGTTCTCAACGTTGTCATGGGCTTACCATTCGCGGCGACAAGAATCCGATGAGCGCCGCCAGTGGAAGAAAGGACCCGATGCTCGGGAAGTTTGGGAAAGACCATCCGGCATATAAATCGGGAGCTACTATCTGTAGAGGATATCGGCTCATCTATTGCCCCGGAAATCCCCATGCTGTTTGTGGATACATCGGAGAGCATCGGTTGGTCATCGAACGTCTGATTAAAAGGCCACTTCTTCGCAGAGAAGAAGCGCATCACCTTAACGGCAAGAGGAATGATAATCACCCAAAGAATCTCATGGTATTCGCTTCTAAGTCTGCTCACATGAGATTTGAAAAAGGAGGAGAGGTGAAAGAAGGCGAAATAATTTTTGATGGACGCCAGATTTAATATCCTCATCTTAACTCCTTGGCTAATTCTAAAATTGGATCATCATAATATTTTTTGGCCAACTTCTTGACCGCGTTATCACTTATCGCCATGAACTCCCTTTGAGGCTGCTTCCCCGTCCCGGTCGTGTGGATCTGGGCGAGCATGTCCGAATTGGCCCTCCCCTTCGGTTCGCCGACCGACGCGACGAAAACCGCCCCGTGCCGCGCATCCTTAACCTCGGTCTTGATCGCGTCGAGCATCGTCCCGGAGAGCTTCAGGTTCGGCCTGCCCGTCGCCGTCATCCCCGTCTTCTTTTTCTTGTACGCCTTCGAGTACGGCATGAAGCTCCGGCCCATGTAGTCCAGCCCGCTCGAGGTCTTTATGAGGATGATGTCCTTGATTTCCGCGACGATCCCCTCCATCGGCTTCGTGGAGGCCAGGAACGCTTCGATGGCGGCGAACTGCCGCTTCACCTCGGCGACTCCCGTGATCTTAACGCTCATTGGCCGCCCTCCAGTTTCTTGATGAGCTTGCGGAGATACGGCTCGACCTCGAAAACGTCCATGTCGTAGATCTCCGGAGGGAGTTGCATGCCCATCCCGTTCCATTCCTCCATGACCTCTTTCAAGCCCTGCTCCGAGGGCGATATATCGACGATGCTCGTAATTTCCGTCCCCTCCTCACCCCTGAGCTTCACCAGGTTCGAGATCTCGGGGAGCTCGTCCATCGCGTCGACCGGGACAAGGATGCAGTGGCAGTCGTCCTCACAATAGCGTGCGGAGCTTCCCGGGAGTCCCCATTCGGAGTCCGCCCACTCATCGAAGGCCATGGGCTCCTGATCAGCTGCGTCGATGCAGATCGGGCAGGGATTCATCGAGCAGATGACATTTTGGAGGAGCTCGCCTTCGGGCATTAGAGAGCCTCCCGCGTGTACGCCGTAATATGGACGCGGTTGATGAGCCCTGCAACCTCACGCTTAACGGCCTTATTGAGCGCCTCCCGCTCCATCGCCCAACGCGACAGCGGATTCTCGCGCATAGCCTTAATGGCCTCGGGGGTCATGCCGGCCGCCTTGTTCTCGGCCACGAATATCCGCATTTTCGCCGCGTACTGCTCCATGAGGAACCGGACCTTCACCCGGAAGACCTCGAGTTGGAGGTTCTTCTTATCAGCCATTGATGGACCCCCCGAGTTCCATCCCGAGCTTCACCGCTTGCCGCACGCCCTCGAAGATATCCCGCGCGAGCGCGTCCGTGTACTCGCCCGCGTAAGCCTTGCCGTCCTTGCCGAGGAGTCGCGCCTCGTCCATCAGCCTGAATTTGAGCCCGGCAATCTCCGCCATTCGGTTCTCGACCTTCTGGAGCTTGAGGATATGGCCCTTGAGTTCGATCATTTCTTTCTCGTCGGTTTCCAGCCGTGCTTAAAGGCTTGCGCAACCTTCTCGAAGTTGGCCCTTCTCTTCTTAGACTTGAAATGAAAAATCTTCCCCGACGACATCTTCAGCCCGCGCTTTCCGACTTTCATGGTTGACCCCTCATTCAATGTTCTCCTCAACGTCCAGGTAGGCTTTCTCGCCGTAGTGGGACCAATTCGGCGTCTCTATATATGCCTGTAATTCCCATTTCCCCGCCTCGTCAAAGTCGCCCGCTTGGACGGTATACTCAATCTCGAGCAAGCCGCGAAGCGTGGCGAGCCAATAACCCACCTCCCCGCTTGGCTTCTTGTAAACGATGTGCCGAACCGTTGCGTCCTGGATATCTTGGCCAACGAATAGTACGATCCTATATCCGACCGAACTCATGTAGATGGGCATATTGACCTCACCCTTTCCTATCGATCCGAGAAATCAAGTTGACCTCCGCGACGACCCGGGATAACCTGACACCTTCCGTAAAGATACGCGAAAGACACCTAATTTCCTCAAGGGCGGGCCCAGTCGCATCGCCGGAAGCGACAAACGAACCGTTGCCGGATATAGCAACCATCGCATATGCGGATTTTGCCCCGGAGGCCTCCGGAACGCCGCGACCTGAAATCCCTACCGGACCCTCACTGCCCTTTATTCCGTTGGGCCAAAGCGAACCACCTCCGGAAATAACCGCAGTTCCAGAATGAATCTCGCTTCCGCCGGCTTCGCCGGTTGCGATGAGTGATCCCTTGCCGGATATTGCGGCTCCGGAATGAGCGGCCTTCACTCCTCCTGCGACTTGAGCGCCATTCGCGGATACCGGCCCCGCCGCCCCTAATCCGGCCTTGCGACCAATGCCCGAAACAGAGCCGTTGCCTGATATTGAGATCGCCGAAGAATCCGTCTTGGCCCCGGCGGATGTCAGCGTCCCCTTCCCTGAAATAGCCGCAAGGTTCGATGCGCCCTTCGCCCCCGTGGGAAATATCGTTCCTTGACCGGATAGAATCGCGGAACCGGAGTGTTGCTCTGTGCCTTGCTCTCCGGTCGCGGTTACTGAACCGTTGCCGGAAATAGCGGCGATGCCCTGCGCGCCCCTCAATCCCGAAGCGACCTGATGACCCGGACCTCCGGAAAGCGTGGCAAGCCCCATCATCGCGACTATGCCAATGGCAACCAATGCTCCCTTGCCGGAGGTTATGGCAGAGCCCTGTCCGCCTTTTTGGATACCTCCGGTCGTTGACCCATTCCCCGAAGCTATGGCAGATCCCTGCCCATTCTTTTGGACTGCCGGTGCTATGGTTCCATTCCCGTGGATAAGGGCGGACCCCGAATGTTCTTCCGGGGCGGGCTGTGGCGCCAATGCTATTGCGTGCCCGCTGCTCACGGCGGACGTAAACGTACCCAGGGAGTGGGCGTCGATGGCGTCCGTTCCCGACTTTACCCCGCTGAAACAAGCCAGGGCACAGTAGGTACTATAGGCGACGGCGTAGCCGATGGTGATGGTGGCCGTCGGGTCGCTACCCGTACAGGTGGTCGCCGTCCCGCCCGCGGCGTTGCTCCCGATGATAAGGACCAGGCAGGTATTCGTAACGGTTGGCGTCGGGACGGCTATCGAGGTCCCGGCCGAGTTAATCTGCTGGTCTGCTACGTCAATCGGGGCGGACGTAGAGACGCCCGTCAGGGCCATCATCTCGCCCCGGTTTCTCCCCGATGTACCGAGAGTAAAAGTGAAGGTCGAGGCGGCGACGTCGACGGCGACTGCTACTTTCCAGAACAGCGCCGAGCGGGAACTTGCCGTATTGGATTGCGCCCCGATTATCGTCCAGTCGGCTGGCGGCGTGATGGTCCCGGATGCGGCCTTATTGACGACATGCGCCAGCATGAAGTCGCCGAGGGCAAGGCCCGCCGGTTTCGTGATAATACAGTTCGATGAGTTTGCCCCAGGGCTGGCCCCGACGGACCGAAGTGCAATAGCCAAGTAATCTCCTTACGCGTTCAGGTCTAAGTCTGCATCGGTAAGTGTATAGGTTCCCTGAGCGGCGAATACCTCGTTCGTCACGGCCGCCGATCCGTAAAATATCCCGGTCGTCAGCGCAGACCAAAAACCGACATACTTGACGGTTTTCCCGGCAGGCACATCGAATACCGGGACATTCGAATCATCCATCGTCCCCGAGCCTGCCGCATTCCACGTGATTGATTTCCTGGCATAAGCCGGACTACCCCCTGAAATTTCGGCTGTTCCACTCTCGCCGGGATCCCCGTCATGGAGTGCGACATAAATAGCGAGCACTCCAAGAGCGTTTAGCATTGCGTTTTTGCCTAAAATACTGTAAGGCATATTATCCTCCTATAAATTCTCACCGGCGCCGCCCGCAGCGACAACCGGCTGTTTTTTCTCGGCCTTCATGATGAAGTCCAGGGCCTCGTCGAGCGAAGGGTTTGCCTCCCGCGTCTCTTTGAGCTTATTCAGGTTCTCAAGGATGGCCGCCTCCGCCTCGTCGACGTCCGTGATATCCGGGTTGAAGCGCTGATAGAACTGACCGAGCCCGATGATGCCGCTCTTGAGCCGCTTGGCCTCGAGGTCGATCTCGTAGACGGGGTCTTCCGGGAACTCGATCTCTCCGAAGTCCACGGTGAATATCGCGTTCTCCGGGATCTGTTCCCAGCCGAAGAAGCCCGCGTGGGCGTTATTGACGATCCGGGTCTTCTCGAATAGCTCCATCTCGAGCTGTCTGTAGGTCGGAACCTGCTCCTGCCGCGATTCGAGGAGCGCCATGTTCCTGATCTTGAGCGCCCTCCCCGATATCTCGCTCACCGACAGCGACCACATGTCCGCCGAAATTCCGTAGTTGTTGATGATCATATTGATGTCGGCGGCGATGGATTTATCGAGCTGATCCATTGCGATCTGGAGGTCAAGGGTGCCTATCGATGAGTTCTCGCCCTTGAGATGAAGCATCGTCATGGGGTCCGTTCGCTGTTTATTCGGCACATTCAAGTCGTCGGCGATGACGTAGATTTGCTTGAACGAGGCGGTCTTGAAGTAATAATCCTTGAGTGTGAGCTTCCAACCGAGGCCC